CATCTGAAGCTATTGTAGTAGAAGCTGCAATTACATCACCTTCAACGTGTAAATCTCCGTCAGATTCTAGCCTCATATCATTTGCATTATTAACATAAAAATCAATTTGGTTATCAGTACCAAAATCAATCCAATCTCCTCCAGAGTCTCTACCAACTTTTAAGGCTGTATTATAAATTGAAGTAACCGTTGTTAAATCAGCATCAAGGTCAAAGTCTAAAGTATTTAATGTTAAACCATCACCAGCTGTATATGTATTACCAGCCGAACCCCAAGAAAAAGTCCCATCACCATCTGACAATAATGCTTGACCATTACTTCCATTTCCTGAAACATTTAACTCGTTAGCATCAATACCATTAGCCTTAACTCTTAAAGTGTCGCTATCAGTTTCGATAGTAGCATCATCTACATTAACAGAAAAATCTGTACTTGATAATGCGAGACCATCGCCAGCCGTGTATGTAGTATCAGTATTTGTAGTTTTAGCTGTCCATGAAAAAGAACCATCACCATCTGAAGTAAGAACTTGACCACTAGAGCCATTCCCTGAGACATTAAGTTCGTTTGCATCAATACCATCTGCTTTCACTCTTAAAGCATCTGAGTTTATTTCTACAGTTGCATCATCAACACCAACTGCTAGAGTTACATCACCTCCAGTGCCTCCACCAGTTAAGCCATCACCAGCTACAACTGAAGTTATATCACCAGTTACTCCTGTAGTCCATGTAAAAGAGCCATCTCCATCTGAAGCTAAATACTGACCAGCAGTTCCATTACCAGAAACATTTAGATTGTCAGCATCTACTACATTGCTAGCGATAGTCAATGCAGTTGAGCCTGTAACCTCTCCAGTATGAGTTGCATTAGTTACTTTTGCAGTGTTAGCAGCTATTTCTGTATTAATTGAGTTAGCCAATTTGTCTGCATCAACTGCGTCATCTGCTATATGGGCTGTGTCAATAGAGCCGTCAACATAGTGCTCTGAATCGATTGAATCGTCAGCAATTTTTGCTCCTGTTATTGCATCTGCTGCAATTTTAGCAGTAGTAACCTGTAAATTTCCAATATGAGCAGTATCAATAGAGCCATCTGCATAATGCTCCGAATCAATAGCATCATCTGCTATATGAGCATTATCAATAGACCCATCTACATAATGCTCTGAGTTAATAGAGTCGTCAGCTATTTTAGTACCATCTACTGCATCTGCAGCAATCATAGCCGTAGCTACTTGAACTTCACCAATAGTGCCAGTAGCAGTACCTCCTAGAAGCCTGTTAGCAGTTCCTAGATCTTGCATTTTATCATAAGTAACTGCATCTGAAGCTATTGTTAAAGCTGTAGTTCCTGTAACATCTCCAGTGTGAGTGTCAAGACTTACAGTAACAGTTCCAGTGCTTTGATCTACTGAAAGACCAGTTCCACCAGTTACAGAGTTTACCTCTGCTGAAGTTTCATCTCCATACAATTCAGTAAAATTGGACTGGATTTTTAGCATAGCTGCTCGGAGCGAATCGCCAGTCCCATCGTTCGCTGAGCTTCCTGTATTTAAATTTTGTTGTGCCATTTTTTATATTTTTATTATTTATTTATTTATTAATATTGAGTTGCATCAGCAGTAATTTCTGTACTATCTGAAGTAACATCTGTCGTACTTACTAATAATAAAGAACCGTCTGCGTCAAAAGGGTATATATTACCCCAAACAGAATTGACATCTCCCCACCATGATTCTGAATATATCTGTCCAAAGCTCATAATACCCAATCAGTGTTAAAGGATTCATATTGAGGGCTTACGTCCTCATTGCTATTTGAAAACCATTCAGGATAAGAAGCAGAAGCATTAAAACTCATGTGGTCTAGAAACCTTTGTTTGTAGCTTTCAGCTCTGTCCTTTTCCATTTGTATCAAATCTTTTATCTCTTCAGAAGAGGCTTCTGTGGCATTTTCTGAAGTGTGTTTATAAACCCCTTTATTAGTAACCTTAATACTAGCGCCTTTAAAAAATTCAGCGAGTGTTAAGTGGATTAATATGGGTTTTATATAATTATTAAGCAGAGACAAATAAGGATTAGCCAAAGTCCCTCCTGTTATTTCACTTGTTAGTTTATTGTATAAGTCAGTTCCTATAACACCCCTTAAATTTTGTGTTTGGGTAATATGTAAACTTGGGATTATCAAATCTGCGTCAATATTACCATCTAGGTTTTGACTCTTTCTAACTATATCGTCTTTTGTACAAAATAATACGTCTGCCATATCTTAATTATTTATATTCACCTCTAGTTGGCATATCAATAGGTTTTACACCTGCTTCTTTATGTCCATGAGGTCTTGGTTCGTAACTTTTTGGAATACCTGTAACCTCTTCACTACTAGATAAAGCCTTGTCTTCAACGTAAGACCCATCTTTGTTCTTTTTTAATCTATAAAGTCTTTGTTCCCAAAAATGGTGACAGTATTTACCTCCTTTGTATTTAAATAGGTCATATGGTTCTTTGTTATGTCCAAAACTTTGGTTTATACCTTTTCTGCCAGCTATGTCTATATCTTCAAGTCTATAAACAACCCCACTAGAGCTTCTTTTCATCATTTCTACACAAAACTGCCTTTCTGGGTCTGGATTACCTGCATAAGCGTATCTTACTTTATAGATGCTTTTATCTAGAATGCTTTCCCCACTTGGTTTTGATTTAATAGACTCTTTAGCTAATTTAAGAGCCTCAAACTCCTGATTATCTTCAGAGTAAGACCTAGCCTCTACAAGGTCATAATCAGTCATAATTTCACCCTTTAAATGAGTGAGAATGTCTTTTGATAACTGCTCATCTAGGTCTATATTATCTTTTGAAAGTTTCTGTAATTTTTCCCCAGTTTCTTCTTCTCTTTGTTCATTAGTTACAGCATTATCTAAGTCTGTAAATTCAATCGGAGTTAAAGTCTGTACATATACTTTCAGAGCAATACCATTCACAGCAAGTATATCGTCAATAGCATCTATAATATCACTCTGATAGGGCTTTATTATCAAATTCTCAAACAGGTTTTGTGCATTTTTTATCTCGTCTGCATTTGAACCCAGCCCTTGATTACCGTCTCTAATACCAACTAATAAAGGTGAAGTGATTCTATGCCCTAATAATAGCTTGCGAGTACACTCTTCGCTGATATATTGGTATACATCTGCTGCATCGCTTACTGATATGTCCTCTATTGTTGTCTTGTTTTCAGCACTATCTGAGAAGCTAACGATCACTTTTTCACCATTAGTCCCTGTTAATTTGTCTAAAATCTGCTGTTTTATCATGTTTTGCTTCTCTGGAGTAGGTACGCCATTCGTGAAACTCACTAATTTTGTTCCTGAGAAGGAATTTTCGACCTCATTTACTAAGTATTCGCTTATAGAACACTCCAATTTGCCGTAATTTAATGACCCAATCCAATCTGGAACGTTATAATAGTGCATTGAAGGTATATGTCTACGAATTATATACACTTCATTAGTAGCTCCAGAGCCAAATACAGGTATTCTAGTGAGTTTATCACCTTTTTTATAGTCAGACCACTTCGGATGGTAGTAATAAGCGTTTATTTTGCCTTTTTTGTCGCATTTTTCAGCTCTTAAGGTCTCTCTGTTAAAATGAGATACCTCAATTACCTTTTTTTTGTTATAAGTTACTTGTAAAGCACCCTCACCCAGTAATTTAAGGTCTAAAGCTATTCTTTTAAGATCTTTTTTCTTGAAAAGTTGCATAAACTTAGCAAACTCATCTGGTTTTCTATTTGAATCCAATGCTGAGAAGCCTTTGCCGACTATTTGATTAACAACACCTGAAATAATAGAGTGGGAGGTGGGGCTGTTTAAATAAACGTCTATCAGCTCACTATAAAAGTCGTTATTGTCACCCCATGCAATAAAATCCTCATTTACATCCTCAATAATCTCTGGAGTTTGGTAAGCTCCTAAATTTACTATGTGAAAATCGCTATTATTCATAAACTAAGTAATCATTTGTGCTACTGGTTTCAAAAGTGTACTTACCAGTATTAATTGAGTAAGTTGCAGCACTTTGGTCAGTAACAAATAATTTATCTCTATATAAAACAGCGTTTGTAGCAGTATTTGTTATTTCTAGCGTATAAGTCTGGTCTTTATTTGCATCAAAACCAAATGTAGCTGTATAAGTGTAATAATACTTCAATGCTGTAAATGAGCTTACTGTTTGATTGTAAACTTCTGTGTTTTGTTGTTCGTTTTTTATTAAAACTTTAAAAATAGCTGAGCCAGTTGGGCTGTATACTTTTGGAATAAAGTTTATAGTATGACTAGACGAACCTCTGTCTAAAATTGTCATGCTTTATTCTATTATATACGTTGCTAAACCAGATTTAACTCTTTTTGTCTTTTTTAAAACTTCTAAAGCATCTTTTAGCTCTATTTCTTTTAAAAATTGTGCTGAAGTGATTGTTTTCCATTCACTTTCATTATAAGCCTTACGCTTTATAGTTTCTTCTTTTGGTGTATTGTTTTTTGCCATAGTTTTTAGTTTATTATGTTTTGTGAGGTGGAGTCAAATCCGTCAAGACGCCCCACCTTAACAAAACACAAAAATATTTCTAGCTGTTTGTCCCTACAGTAATTGTTTCAGAACAGTTAGACCAGCCAGCAGTCGGATTAGAACTTGTAGCACTATGTATGAAATTAGGTGGTAAAAGCTCTTCAGACGTAAACTCTAAAGTGTATTGAGATGCATCACCCATTGCTCCACCAGTTTCAATACTAGCTGAAGTTAGTTCGCACCCATGCTCTTTGCCTAATAGCAAAAAGTTAGAGTTTCTGTCTTCTATTATAATTTGAGGACGACCATAAGCCAGAAGCTTAAGCTCTTTATTGTCCTCTTTCGTTAATTTTGGTAACGATAACGATAATACGCTGGAAAAATAAGCCGTACCAGCATCTCTGCTGACATTAGCTGTTGTAACCATTGTATTACCACTACCTTTGACATCATATTGAAATAAGGTAACCGTGCCTGTAGCATCTGTTATCTCATCGTTAGACCCCATTGTTAGAGTGCCTAACGCATTATAATCGCATAACCAAACTCTATTAATGCCACCAACTACGTCTTTACAGTTAGTCGCTCTTCCTTTAGTAATTAAACAAGCCATAAGTATTGGTTTTTAGATAGTTAGACAATTATTATGTATAATATACAATCTCAGCACCGTTAGCGATATTAACACCAGCAGAACCTCTTAAGATTACTCTTGAATTTTGAGAACCATCAAACTTGCTCATGTCTATAACAGACACTTGGTTTAATTCGCTGAATAAAGCTGTAGAAAATATTAAATTAGATTTTCTAGTTGCTACCATATCGTTATCAGGCATACCTGGAGCATGGAATACTTTAACTCCTTCGAAGTAAAGTTCTTGCTGTCCTCTATACCATTGCGGTCCTTCGTCTTTTACACCAGCTGCACCTAATCCAGAAGCTCCAAATCCACCTAAAGCAGAAACGTAGTTTTTGAAAATATTTGTAGATACATATAAGTATAAGTCGTCTGCTCCCCAAACAGTGTTAGGAATTGCAGCAGTTACCTTGCCCATTTCTGCGACAGCATTTGCAGCAGTTACAGTAGTACCAGTTACATCAACAACTGCTGAATCAGCAGCAGCTAAAACAGTGATACCATTATAAACACCTGAAGTAGCAGTAGCTCCTTGCCAGATATTGTTTTCTTGAGCAGCAGCAACTTTTTGAACAACATGCTCAATTACAAAATCGCCTAGATCTTTAGCGATTCCACTTTTGATTCCCTTCATTTGAAGAGATTCCCAAGTTGAACGATAGTTTTTTGTACAAAGTTCAAGATTTACCTGAAATTCTTCTGGTTGAAGAACAATCTCAGTAGTTGTAAGCGTACCTGTAGCACTGAAGTCACAAGTAGCATCTTTGATTAAGTTAGCGTCTGAGTTAAGGACTTGAATTACTTCTTTTCCTTGAATATTATCTCTAATATCGACAACACCAGCAGCTAATGTTTTTCCTGACAATAAAGCAGCCGACATGTAGCCTGCAGCCTTCTTACCTGCGTAAGTGTTATCAGTAAATGTATGAGTTGTAGCCATAATTTAAAATTTATTGTTAT